TTTCAGTATAAAGTTGATTTGTAAAAGTAGAAATACCATTAAAAGTTGATATTCCATTTACCTCAAGAGTTCCGGGAAGAACTAAATTGGATGATAGACCAAAACTGGCAGTAGAACTTTCACCTGTACCACCAGTTACATCAATTTGATTTGTAGTTCCAGATACTGATTCTACATAATCACCCGATGTATAAGTTCCCAAAACCACAGAGTCTGGTGTGATTGTTGCAGCAAATGCAACATTTGAAGTTCCATCAAAAGAAATAGTTGGAGCAGTTACAAAGTCTCCAGTAATACTAAAATCTCTTGCTGTTGCTAGAGAAGTTGCTGTTCCAGAGTTTCCCGTAATATCGCTAGTGATTGTTGCTGGAAGATAAGCATCCCCAATAGTACCAGAATTTATGTTGGAAGCATTTGTATAATATGATCCAGATTGACCTTCTAACGCAGAAGAATCGCCAGCAGTAATTTCCGACGAGTTTGTCCAAGAAACACCAGCACCAGTTGAAATTAAAACACTATTTGCAGTACCAACTACATTATTAGAATCATAAAATCCTCCACGAATTCTTATGTTTCCATTAACATCTAGTTTTTGTGTCGCATTAGTAGTACCAATACCAACATAAGGAGTTGCTTCAGTTGTTATTCCAATATCCTTACTTTCATCTTGAATATAAATGAATGAACCAAATTGAGATAACTCCCTATTTCTAATGGTCATCTTCTATCTCTATACACTTTTTATGCTTTAGTTATTTAGTTTATGATAAAGTGAATGTGGTGCTTCCAATACCTGCAGCAGTAAAGGTCAATTGATTTCCAACTAAAGAAATTTGAATTGGAGTTGTATTTCCAACACTAATAAATCCTTCAGTTGCCGTTATAATACCAGTAACATTAATACTTCCATCGACAGTAAGTTTTGAAGTGGGATTTGTGGTTCCAATACCGACATTGGAAAGAGTATGAATTCCTACATCAGTTTGTACCCAATAATTTTCAACATTTCCATAATCAGTTATAGTTGAATAAGTTACAAAATCTAAAGTATCTCCTTCAAATGCACCATCATCTAAAGTTACCGATGTCCCATTTGTGGCAGTAAATTCTGAAGGTGTTAATCTGACGCCATTTAAATATACATCAATTAATCCAACAGTATAAGTTAATCCAGTAAATGTTGTTTGTGATTCGGTAGCAGTTTGTGTTGTAGTTTCTACAGCAGTTGATTGGAAAGTTGCCCAAGTAACACCAGTTCCTGTACTTTTTAAATATTGTCCAGATACCCCTGAACTATTACCATCATTTAGATAACCAGTAATTTGTATATTGGAAAATGTGGAGAATCCAGTTACTGACAATCCAGTTCCAACTATCAGTTGAGATCCATCATAAGTTAAATTAGCATCATCTTCCAATTCCCCACCAGATCCAACAATGACAATGCGATTATCTGTAAGATCTTCTACTGCTAATGTACTTGCTGTTATCCCACCATTAACATCTACATTAGAAGCAATAGTAGATACCCCAGTTACAGTTAAACCTCCACCAATAATAACATCATTCTGCACATCTAATGAAGCATTAACATCTACATTAGAAGCAAAAGTAGATAATCCAGTTACTGATAAATCATTTTGAATGTCAACAGATGCATTAACATCTACATTAGAAGAGAAGGTGGATAATCCAGTTACCGATAAGTTATTATTAATCGTTAGATCATCTTGAATATCTAATGAAGCATTTATGTCTACATTAGATGTAAAGGTGGATACTCCAGTTACCGATAAATCATTTTGAATGTCAACAGATGCATTAACATCTACATTAGAAGAGAAGGTGGATAATCCAGTTACCGATAAATCATTTTGAACATCCAATGATGCATTAACATCTACATTAGAAGCAAAAGTAGATACCCCAGTTACAGTTAAACCTCCACCAACAATTAAATCATCTTGAACATCCAATGATGCATTAACATCTACATTAGAGGCAAAAGTAGATACCCCAGTTACCGATAAATCATTTTGAACATCTAATGATGCATTAACATCTACATTAGAAGCAAAAGTAGATACCCCAGTTACAGTTAAACCTCCACCAAGAGTTGTATCTCCAGATACTTCCAATTGGGTTATTGTAGTTACTCCAGATAAACTAGATCCACCACTTACTATAAGATCTCCCAACTCTAAAACATCAAAAGATCCAGAAGTGGAACTAACAATTCCGGAAAATGTTGAAGCAGTTACAATACCAGAAAAATTGGCATCATCTCCACAAATATTGCCATTAACACTCAATTTACAATTAGGAATTGTAGATCCAATACCAACCTTATTTGTATCGGCATCTGCAAAAATTAAATCAGTGTCAACCTCAAGACCATTGCGAATTACAAAATTCTTATTAATTCCCATTGAGGTTCACTCTCCCCTCTTGTATTTTACTATTTGTATTTATACAGTATCAGCAATAAATGATGCAAGGCATTTGGCAAATGCTTCTCTATTATCTGTTCCAACATTGGCAAATACTTGTCCAATTTTAAATAATCCCCCACGGGTCTCTGATGCTAATGTAAGCATGTCATGAATTTGTGGTGAAGATGATGCTAAAGGGCTAGTTGTTTTAATCCAACTGCTCGGCGGGGTTGAAGATCTTGTAATTGTAAATGTTGATGTTGTTGGGAAATTTACATATCCATAAGGTTGTGATGATGTGAATCCATAAAAAAGAACCCCAACATACCCATCAGTAGAAGCATAGGAATGAAGACCAATAATGCGATAACCTCTCGAAATCATCTCGCCAGTTGATCCATTTATTGTTCTTTCATTGGTTCCTGAAGAATCAATATCAACTAATTGATTTATCATGTCACCAGGAGAATTCTCTTGTTCATCTGAATTTGTAATTACAATAGTTGTTGAACCTTTTCTTACTGAACTTCCAAGAATACTTCCAAATCTTCCAGGATTTCCTGTAGAAATTGCATTTGGACTTGTCCAAATTGACCAAAGACATCCATGAATGTCTTCTGATTTTGGAGATCCTCCTGTTGTATCATTATTTACACCAAGTAATCTTCCATTGGTAGTTCCTCCAATCACATCAGTACATATGTCTACAACATGACTTGTTGTGTTTCCCCAATAAGAATTTTGCCAGTCTGTTCTTGTAGCAGAACCAGTTGCCTGACCAAGCATAAATGCTTGGCTTATTGCTATTGTTCCATTCGGATTTGATATATTGAAGGGAGACGATGGATTTTTACTATAAACATCGAATGTTGCATATAAATTTGGATACCTAGAAACATCATCACCAATTTTTTCGGCAAGTAAAGAATCTTGAAGAATTTCTATAAAAGAACCATCAGCATAAAAAGCATTCACAGGGTCCATACTTCCACTAACATCTCTATGAATAATGACATTTACTCCAAGAGATCTATTGTTTCCCTTAAAAAGAATGGGACTTAAGTTTGCACAAGCCGATCCGTGTAATGCCATTTGTTTTTATGCGTAGGTTGCGAATACTGCTATAACTTCCCAAACAGACCCAACTCGGAAAATAGTAAATCCAAAGAAATAATATCCAGCAGCAGTTCCTTCTGGTGGAAGATTATTCAACCATCGAATACTATTTCCACCAGAGGATAATGAAGTTCCATTAATTCTAAAATCAATATTGGATAAATCTGCTACAGTTGTAGAAGCATTCATCACAACAGTATAATTAAGTGCCCTTTCATCTGTAGTTGGTACATTTGTGATATCAATAATATTTACTGTAGTGCTTGTTGTTCTTGTAATTGGACCTTCAGTAAAGTTGCAAGTTAAAGTACTGCCAGTTCTATTTTTGTAGATATCAGATACTTGAGTAAATGTACAAATTCCAGTAGAAAGATCTCCTGCTTTATTGAATGAAACATATCCTTGTCTTGCAGGAATGTCTGTATACCATTCTCCAGGTTGACCACCACTTACATTATGAAGAAGTCTGGTAGAGTTACCAAACATATTACCAGATCCATCTCTAACAACAATTGTATTTGGAGTTGTTGTTGCTGATGAAACAAACCCATTTAAATACTCAACATTTAAGTTATCTACCTGAACACTAGAAGCAACACTGATGGGTGCTGTTGTCGTTGTTGTAATAGCAACTTGGATGGCAGTATTAATATTATCGGAATGTAAGGTGGAAGTTTCATAAAGATAAAGTTCGCCAGTACCAGTTAATTTTCCAAGTAAAGTCTCTCCACCAAACCAATCAAATGAAGATCCAGTATCAGGAACTGACCACCAAAGAGTGTCGATTGCAGGACCAATTCCACAAGCAAAGTTTGTTTGTGATGTTCCATTTAGGGTTTCTTCATAGATAACCCTTGTTCCAACACTTGTAGATGCAAAAGCAGGATTTGCATATCCAAGTCCACTTTCAGCAGATGTTTTGAAGTTAATTACATCAAGAGGAACATCAAATCTTATAGTAGTAATTCCAAGAACTCCACCATAATCTACATCAATATTAAATCCAAATCCATCTTTTTCTCCAACAAAGTCTAATGCTGAAGAATCTCCAATAAAAGTTCCATCAGAAGAAATTCCAATAGTATTTGCGGGATCTCCAGATACAGTAACTGTTGAAGTATTTGTTAGTGTATTGAATCCTACGGTAACAGTAACTCCAATTCCAACAAAATCGACTAGAGTTGAGAATCCTACAGATCCACCTCCACTAGAAATTCCAACACCATAAAGAGGATCACCAATTCCTCTAACTAATCCCCAATGTTTCCACTCATTCTCTGTAGTATAAACCCAACCTAAATTGCCACCTTCAAAAGGTTCAGTTCTGGTTACAACATCACCATAATTTCCTGCAAGAGATGGAGTAGAGAGACCAACTGTGACTTTTCTAGAAACATCAGCATCACCTTGTAAGAATAGTGATGTAGCTTCAATACCTTTAGTTGATGTGGATGTTATTTTGTTATTGAAAACAACTGGACCATCAAATTCCGATATTAGATTTGAATCAACTCCACCCTCAACCCTCAGAGATCTTGTAACAGAAATTTCGAGTGGTGAAATAACATCAAATCCTACACTAAATGCTCCAGTATCAAGTTCTTCGCCAGTCACAGTAGGAACTGGTGTATCAAATACTTCTTCTTTACCTGTAGAAGAATTAACTTTTTTATTGCCAGTGTAGAAATCACCATCACTATTCATTGCAGTGAAGATTACAATTCCACCATTTTCCTTAGAAGATTGTGCAAATAATTCTTCCTGTGATGAAAGAACTCTGTCCTGTCTTTCTGGGAAAGCAGTGGAGTAATTTCCGGGTCCAAATCCAAGATACTCAAAAGTATGACCAGAAGCACGAATAATTGAGTTCCTTCTAAATTCAATTGGTGTTATCTTAATCTTCTTAACAACAGAATTTGCATCATGTGTTTGTCTTGGACTACCTAAAAGAGATCTAAAAATATCTACAGTATCTGTAGATGGAAGAACAGTGCCACTAATTCTAAAGATTTCTCTATCTACTTGTAAATAATCTCCTCTTCTAAATCCAGATTCATAAGCATTAGCAATTTCTAATTCATCTGCAGCACCAGAATCTGATGTTAATTGTGCGCTCAATTGAGATTGAATTCCGCCATATTGAACAATATTTCTACCAGAAATATTCTCATCTTCTTTGGAAAGATTTCCACTTCTGGAAGTGTATCCCCGAATATATCCTTCAATTGTTCCAGAAGTTGATAAGGAATCATTATCATTTTTTCCAAAATTAAATTCGCCAGAAACAAGACTAAGTTTTTTGGTTAAATGTGCTGTAGTATTAAAGAAGTTTTCACTAAATCCGATAAATTTAACAGCATTATCTATATTTAATCCATGAGAATCAGTAAAGGTTACAATTCCAATTCCAGTTTCATTATTATATGTGACTCCAGACACAGAAAGGAGTTTTCCAGTGTATGAAGCAAGATTTTGCTCAAAACTCAATTGAGTTGTAGAGAATCCAGATACGGATGATGCAGATGTAACAGTAATTTCATTTGCAATAGTTGTAAGTCCCACAACTTTATAAATGTTATTATAACCAGTAAAAGTAGTTCCAATTAATCCACTAATTTCAAATGTGTCATTAATATTATCTACTATCTTTTCTACTTGAATAACTGCTGCTGTAAATCCAGTAGTCGTTCCTATTCCTGCCGCTGGAATAACTTGAAGTGTATTTCCTATACCATAAATGCTACCAGGATCCATAATAACAAGACTGGAAAGAGCACCACCACTCACAGAAATTCTTGCGTTTGCCCCAGTTCCAGTTGTGGATCCAGCAAATCCCACCAGATTTGCTGCATAATAATCTCCATCAATATAATTTGAACCAGAACTTACTATACTTACTGATGTAATTCCAGATAATCCATGTTCAACATCAGTAAAAATTGTATGTGCTGTTCCGGAACTGGAAATAACACTGGTCACTCCAAAACCAATACTTAAGTCATTTGCAATTTTTTGTATAGTTTCTTTTGTTATACTCTTTTCGGGATGACTGATAGAAACTTTTCCAATAGGATTTGCAACAGCAAAAGAAGTTGATGCATCTGGATCTGATGATGGATTATCTCTATTTGTTTGAGGATAAAGATATTGGACAGGTTGTGTAAATTTACTATCAGTAAATGGAGATACTGCTGGAGAATTGGAATTATTGATTACAAATAGTTGATATACACCATCTTGAGAGTTTTGAATATATGGTTTCTGCTCAATAACTCTATATGTTTGATAAGTATTGGATAAAGATTTATTTGAGAACCTTGGAAGATTAGTATCCCTAATCGTAGTGTCGTTTTGGAATGCTCCAGGATCATTACTTAATGCATATGTAAATTCCTTTGTTGATGGGACAGAAGTTACTGTAAATACTCCATTAAATCCTTTTTTCTGGTCTGTTGTGGTATTCAATCCACTTGTAACATTCTGTATTTCTACCTCAGAATTTACGAAAAGACCATGAGGTATTTCGGTATAGATTGTTGCTACACTTGAAGACCACTCAGCATCCGCAATGTATCCGGGATTTCTTAATTGAGTTGAGTTATCGAATAAATCCGTAAAGGATTCTAAGTTATAATAGAAATCTTGTTCAGAATCTAGTAATCCAGTAGAACTTGAAGATTGGATAATAAATCCATCCAGAGGTGATCTACCAATTACATTGGAGTCTTTCGGTATTACATACCTTACTTTATAGATAGAATCTACAAGATTTCTTGTATCAACTACTCTTTCAATATAAGTTCTAGGTGTTGCTTGTCCTAAACCAGAAACACCAACATTATTGATAATATTGTATAAGGTATTATTTGTACTTGATACATTTAAATACCAATTTCCTAAACTATCGTCATATTGAACTGGATGTCCAACGTCTCCCTCATTTTTATCAGATACTCTACTCTTAATTTCTAGAACTCCACCATTATTGCTTGGTTTAATAGCAATAGTAGAAGTATTGATTAAAGCATCACTTAAAGTATTTGCAAGTTTTAATGTAGTTGCTGTAACACCAGTTGCATAGTAAATTGTATTTTCGGAGATGCCATCTGGAAGGTTTCCATCTTGTGCAAATACCCTTACCTTTTCACCCAATAAAATTTCATGTGTTTCTGTGAGAGTAATCTCACCAGTTCCAGTATTGATATTATTTGTATTTCCAGTTCTATCAACAAAGTATGACTTTTCTCTACTCAAATCACTATCTGGCATAGTGATTCTACATGAATATGTTGATGTTATGCCAGACTGGGAAATTTGTGCATATAAGATATCATTTGTCTTTGCACCAACTCTATATCCATCAATTACAGAAGATGGTGGTAAATCTTTATTAGTTTCATTATAGAGATATAGTCTTGTAGTTGTTCCTGCTCCAACTTGAGTTGATATACCAACATCAATAGCAATAAACTCTATGCTAGTAATTTCTTTTGATATTTCTTGTGGTGATACAATATGAGTAATATATCCAACATCATCTCTTGGGAATGATTCCTCCCTAAATCCTCTAGAAATTAAAGATTGTGCCCCAAAATTGGAGTTGGAGTTTGTAATAGATAGATCTCCACCAGATTCTGCAACAAATTGTTCAGCATATCCAATTGCAAAAATTGAAACTACTGAATAAATGCATTATTAATTGCCTTGATGTGAAAATTGCGATATTCTGGTCTAAATCTTGATCTTGAATTTGTATGAAGATCAACTACTTGATTTGAATATTGATAGAGTCCAGTAGTTTCGTTATATTTTACGAATGCGTTGTCATCTTTCTGGAGACCAATTCCAGTAAATTGAGCAACAACCATACTCTTAAAACCACCAGCCTTGCTTCCATCAGCAAGCATTCCACACATTCCATATACAGAACGAAGAGAAATATTGTATATGTAAGGTGACGCTGATGTAACTGTATCAACACTAAAGTTAAGAGTTGCAGATGCTACATTTGGAGTAGTGTCTACATTTACTACAGTAGTTGTATATGTAAACTGAGTGCTACTTATAACACTAGAAACAATAAATTGTCCGTTATAAACATCTTCAGAATCTGAAGATTGAACACCAGAAATTTGAATTGGTGAGTTTGCTGCCAATTCAGAAAGTTCTTCAGCAATAGTTACTGTGACAGTAGTTCCAGAAGAAGTTATGTTTGTAATAGTTGCTTCTTCACCTTTTGAACCAACAATTCTATACTCATCAACTACAGATTGAATGTCTTCATTTGCTTCAACAATCTGTCTTCCACTATTCTGCCCATAAGCAACTGCAACCTTTTTATAGTACATATCAAGGTCAGTTGTTTGATATTCTTTGACAAGAAAATCGTCATTGATATTGACATTATTTACACCATCAGCATACTCAAAACATGTTAATTTATGGTGAGAAAAATTTGGAACAAATTGAGATAAAGTATAATCCTTAAAACAAGTTCCATTTGGATTTGCATCAAAAATGGTAAATCCATAAAAATAACAACCACCAGTTATTCTAAAAACCGCAGATCTTTCAATATTAGCATTTTCTGGATTTGGAACATATCTTGGAACAATCTTAGTTTTTCTAAGATCTGATCCAACAATTGATGTTCCTCTTGGAACTATCACTCCACCATGAATAGAGTTTAATTTGTAAAGTACATTATTATCATTTAATACATCAAAGACAGTTAATAATGTAAATTCATCAAAATCAGTATATGATTCAAATCCACCTCTGGTAGTATAGTTACTATCAACTTCGTTGACAATCAATCCAGGTCTATTATCTACAATATGTTCTCCTGGTTGTAGAATAATAGTTGTTTTATTAAACCTATCATTATTATTTCCAATTTGATATGAAAATCTAGCAGCTTCGATCAGGGCACGCTGAATAGTTTTGAATGGGCGAGTAGGAGAATTACCTTGATTTTCTACACTATCTGTCGCATCAAGACTATTTGGATCAACATATAATGTATTTCCTCTTACAGATTTCAGAAAATTATCTAAACGTGAGAGACCCATTTTTATTAATACTTTTAGTTCCGTTATAAGTTATTTATCCACAAAAAAACCTCCCGAAGGAGGATTCGATATAAAAGTTACTTTTGCTCATTTATGTTTTGATTCTAAAATATACTCTACCGTATTTGCAATATCATTCATTGCACTACGCAAATTTTCTTGCTGCCCAGATTCCATATGAAGAGGATCAAATTGCTCATCGCAAAGAGTCCATCTCCATTTCTTTTGATGTCCAGAATACCAAAGATTGATTTTTATGATCTTACTCCTTTTTCTATTATTTTAATCACTTGGAAGCATTTCTGGATTTTCTAATTCCAGTTCAAATAAAAGTGGATGACATTCTTCATCTATTAGATAAAATGAAGATTGAAATAAATCTTCAGGTTCATATTTTCTTTCATTATCTGCTATTTCTCTAATGTCAAGATCATAATAGTAGTCTTCAGAAACATCATCAAAAGTAAATGCGATTCCATTTATGAAATACATAAGGACAAGTTGTTGTCCCCTATTGTACCAGCAATATCTGGTGTCAATCTTGTATTTCATAGGATTTTCCCTATTTTTGATTATTTAGTAAAATTATTCAATTTTTATAAGTTGGTGGATGAAAATTACAATACTCATTAAAAGTAATTTTCATTTCTTTATTAGTAAGATTGCAATGTGATGCAGCCTTTGGCAAATTCCACTTTGCGTGGAAAAGCATTTCCATAGATTTGCGTGTTTCTGGTCTCATAAGTTTTTAAAACCCTACAGAGTAAAAATTTTGCTGGGATTTTTTTTTGACCTAAAATGGATTTAAAAGTCGATTTTCCCTCAGAGTGGAGCATAAGCAAGTGTGTCCTCATCAACTGTGGCACGAATGAAGTTTAGCACATTCATAAACTGATCGGTAGTCTCACAAACTAGTTCCTGTTCTGTCCCCTCATTAGAATAGATGTAGACAGTCTTACGAAGTGGGTCTACCACGCATCGGGTCAGGTATTCATCTTGCATTCTTAAATTCTATTAGTGGCACCACTACTATAGAACATCTTGATCCTGGCGTCAATCCTCTGTGGACACTTCTTCAAGTGTCTCCTTGGTAGGTTCTTCTGGAAGAGTCACTCCAATTTGTGTAAGATATTCTATGATTCCTTGAACTTTTAGAAAAATTTCTCTCTTAGTATTCATTTGTACTTGAAGTCCTTCTAAATCTTTTTGGAGGACTTCACGTTTTTGTAGAAGATCTTTGAGATGTTGTTGCTGTTCAGTCATTTTATAAAAACTTTATTTGAAAATTATAAAAGAAAATAGTTAATATGTCAAACTACTACTGTAGTCAAGATTCCAACATTATCAACTATAAGTCTATATTTAGTTCCATTTGGAGATGTTAATATTAGTCCCGTAGAAGTATCTATTCCTACAGTCAAATCATTAGAAACATATAAATCAGAACTTAAAGATGTTACTCCAACAACATCAAGTGTCGAATTTATTGTTGTTGCTCCTGTTACATTTAAAGTGGAACTTAAAGATGTTACTCCAACAACATCAAGTGATGTTACTGTAGCAACACCAGAAACAAATAAATCAGAACTTAAAGATGTTACTCCAACAACATCAAGTGATGTTACTGTAGCAACACCAGAAACAAATAAATCAGAACTTAAAGATGTTACTCCAACAACATTAAGAGTCGAACCTAAAGTAGTTGATCCAACAACATATAAATCAGAACTTAAAGATGTTACTCCAACAACATCAAGAGTTGAACCTAAAGTTGTTGGTCCAGAAACATTTAATGTGGAATTTATTTCTACGTTCTCATCAAAATAACTTTCACCATGGACGAAAAAATGAACTGAACCAGTGCTTAATGGATTATCTAATACTCCTCCAGGAGAAGTATTGATTCCAATGTACTCAACAAAAAGAGTGTTTGGAATTTCTGGAACTCCTTCAAAAACTCTATCGGGAATGGCTCCAAAATCTTCTGTTGGTTGGGCATTATTTAATGTTTCAATAGTATCTGAAGTTAGGGTAGATTTTATTCCTTCAGGTATAGTCAAATTAAATTGCTGCAAATAAGAGTTTGTATCATTGGACATAATTATTTCTCCAGATTAAAATTATCTAAACAATCTTCAACTGTTCCTTCATACTCCACAACTAATTTTGGGATATCTTTTCTTTCTGCCATTACATAATAATAACAATCTATTGGCATTCCCCCTTTAGACTGTAGAATAATTTTATTATTCCCAATTCCTTTTATGATAATATCTTGGTGAGAACCTATGGGAGTTAAATTTACTGTTATTGTATTTTTATTAACTAAATGTTCCCAGTAATCTGGCAAATCTATCTCATTTTTATTTTTAACTCTTCCCCTAAAATAAACTGCAATTTCAGGACCTTCAAGACAATTGTGAACTAGTCTCCATCCATCTTTTTCTGGGTCTGGATGTTTTATGTTGAATGGTTTAACCCCACACTTTGATATGACAGCACCTTTAGATATAATAGCTGCTCCTGCTCTAATAACTCCCCCAGCATTTACATCTATAGCAACATCAAGAAAATTATTAATAAAAGCATCACCAAGAACATGCAATGAATAGGGTGAGTGATTCCAAAGACCACACGCAGCAACAAATCCAGGCATAATACCTCCTGGCATATCAATATTTAAATTTGGACCAATCATCACTGTAGCAGTGGTAAATGGCCAAGTGCCTGCGGAACCAAAAACTGAAGGTCCTTCAATGTACGAACTTCCTCTTACTGAAGCTGGTCCCAATCTCATAACACCTATTGGATATCCAAATCCATGAACTAAATGGTGAGTTGATGCTATAGTATCTACAGAATATGCCATAATAATTAATATGCTTGATTAGTACCGTATTTTAAAGAAGATGTTGGATTTAATTTATCTGGAACTGATTTTGAAGCTGAACTTAATCCCTGTATAAAATTAGATATAAAATTTATACGCGCATTTCCAACAATGTCAATTGAGAACGGTGTAAAAAATCTAATTCCATTTTTACAATTTACATCAAACATTGGACTATCAATTTTTACGGAAGTATTTGAGTCTAATTCAATATTTCCTCTTTTATTTCCAGTTCCATTAGCAATAAGTTCAATGTCTTGAGCTTCCATTCTTATTTTTCCACTCGGAGACCTCAATACAATGTCTCCCATTTCAGAAATTAACAAGTATCCTATTCCATCTGCCTTCAAATCAGTACCGCACAAAATTTGATAGGTTCCTGGACACCTATTTAATGTCCATCCTTTTCTAACTCCATCAATGTCCATAGACATATAATGGCGAGCATCATATGCTTGAAGCATTACACCTGATTGGACTGCTGTTTCTAATTTATTTTCAGAGTCCAACCAAAGGTGACCAAACTTTATTGTCCCTTTAGATTTATGTCCGTAGACAAAATTAGTTCTTTCTTCTTTAGCTGACATAATTATATTACTCTGGTATTATATCAAATTCTCTTTTTGGAGGTTGAATTCCGACACAATCAATAACGCTTATCAATTTAGTTCCTGAAGGAACAATGTCTCTTTCTATGACTTCATCACTAATACGAATTACATTGAAAATTGGAATAATGTTTGCATTTAATCCAGTATTTGAATAAATTCTAATTTTTGGAGATTCTGTAAATCCAATTCCAGGACTTACTATTTCTACATCAATCAGTCGTCCAACCTCATCATATTTAGGTTTTAATTCAGCACCGTTTGCTGGCTCAATTGTAATTTCATCATCGGGAGAATAATTTATTCCAATGTCTTCAATGTAAACATCTCCAATTTCTAAAGCAACTTGATATTCAGTTTGAGTTTGTGTTGTTGTTATCTGTTCCGGTGTTCTTGGAATTCCAACTGGAACTACGCTCACTGGAGGAATTACTTCTTCTCTGCTAACACAAGGAGTTGCCAGAGTTCCAGTTTTTTCTATTTTTATTGGAGTTACTGGACCTCTTCCAGATACAGATTGAACTAAATTACCTTCAACATCAAATACTTGTCCTGTAGTTCCTAATGGAATGTAAATTGAATCTCCTTCAGAAACTTGCACTTCAGAGCAAGGTGGATATACATTATAACCACCACAATAAACAATTGTATCTTCTGGATTAGATACTTTAACTCCACCAGCACCAGTGCTTCCATCAGATTTTTGCAAATATCCAACTCCAGAATCTACTACTATGATTTTTTCCACACTCTGTCCAGATACTGGCGGAAATTCTTCTAAAGGTAATAGATTTGGCGTAAACTTAATTTCTGGTCTATTTTGAAGAGGACCTCCACCAAGATTTTCTGTTTCATTGTCTTCAGAAGTCAAATCTTTTTCAAATCTACTGGATAATGGAGATAGAGTTTGATTAATGTTTGGATACTTTGCATTTACCTTTGGTTTTCCACAACCATCAATGTCAAAAACTCTTTCTTTAGTCGAACCAGATGTTCCACTAGATGTTCCAGATGCACTAGTCATAATTGGTATTGCTACCGCACCTCTACCATTTCCAGTAGAATCGTAAATAATGATGTTTGGTGGACTTGTAAATCCACTTCCACCATTTACAATGTCTAGTGCTAAAATTTCTCCTTTTGCACTAATAACAGGATTTGCTGCAAATCCTCCAGAATTTGGAACATTTCCTCCTCCAGATGTAGATACTGTTGGTGGACCAGAAAGAACTGGTTGAGTATCTTGCCGAATATTGAGGCATCCTAAAGCACCTTCTAACCCAGATTTGGAATTAGAAACAGCATCTATAGCACCAGAAACTGCATTTTTAGCATTCTCAACATTAGCATCAAAAGATTGGAATAATGAAAATAATCCCGGAAGTCCTCCACCAGAACATCCACTTGTGGATCCATCCCCATATAGCCAAGACCAAGAATTAATTCCAGCACATTGAAGTTCTTGTTTGCATGAAAAAATATTAAATGCTCCAAGTAAAATGTTTAATCCATTTAACACTCCACCAACAAGAGAAATTGCGCTTCCAAGCAATCCTCCAAGAGCAGCAAGAGCATTTCCTACAGCACTAGTTATTGGTCCTAAAATATTAGTCAATACACATCCAATCAGTGCTTGTGCAGTTGATGTTGCAATATCATATGCACCAGCAATCATATTTTTTATAAAGTTCGAAACAATTCCTTTAAGACCTTTAAGTAACAAATTAAAGGCACAAGTAATTCCATCCAATAAACTACTGGTAGTTCCATCAACTGTGCTGCTTCTTAAGTTGGGAGGAATAACACCATCCAAAACACCATCAATAGTAGCATTAACTTTATTGAGGACTTTTGACCGCATGTCCTGAACTATTTTTTGAACATATGCAGTAATAATATTAGTTGCATTTGCTGCTATTGCACCATAATTTTTAAGAGCATCTGATGCTTTCTGCGCAAAAATAGCACCTTTTGCCAATCCCAAGTGTGAAGTAAGTTGTTGAAGTGCTGCTTGAATAGAATTTAGTTCTCCACCACATTTTCTCTGACAGTTATAAGTTTCTGGTAAAGAAAATCTTCTAATGCCATCATCTAATTGTGCCTTCAGCAATACTGTATATGGTCTAGCCATTTCACCATTTTGAGCAATTGGTGATGATGATGGTCCCTCACCAAATAAAGCATCATTTGCTGCTTTATCTTCTCCTGGTCTATATCCACTAGATGCAATGTATCTTGTTTTTTCTGAAAATTCATAATCTTCAAGTCTGGACTGGGAAACATTTGGTATGACCCCCATAATAACTGGTTCTCTTGCACTTATACCATCCTTGAAAAATCCAACGACAAAAGAATTATTGCCAATTGTTGGAGTGTTTATTGGTCCTCCAATTCCTCCACCACCAGTTGTTGGAAGCATAACTTCCGCCATTGCTAACTCAGAATTTTTTACAGACTTATCGTCAACAATGTGGGGATCATATCCCATAATTGCAACTTTACATCTATATCCCCAACCAGCAACATCATCTCTAGTATGAATTTTGTGTGCAGAATTAGAAGAATCTTTTTGATTATCTTCCCACTCCGATCCACCAACTACCATTCCATACCAAAAATAAAATGGGGTTCTACCTAAATTTTCAGAATTAAATGAGATTCCGTTCATGTCAATCTTCGTATACTCTACATTCTAATGCGTCTGGATGTGAGTCGCAATATAACTCAAGAGCAGTTGGATCATGCTCATTTCCAGGATGATTATTTTGATATGTTTCGAGATCAGATAGTTCAGAATTTAAGTGGCGTCTTCTTTGAGCACTAATGTCTGATCTATCCAATTCATTTTTATCGTCTTCAATATGCTGTGATAATGTTCTTTCCATAATCGTTACTTGTTGATAGTTGCATCTCTTGATAGATGCAGTGAAGTGTATGTTGTATTCGGAGTGATTCTGTGCGATAAGTCTAATATTATATAGTTACCACTTCTATTTTTCATTTTCTTATCTTTTTTTGCATCTACTTGAGGAAAATCACATTCTATCATGTCTCCAACATGAAGAGATAAATCCATTGGAATTAAAATAGTTATTTGTGTTCCAAGCAACTGATTTAATCTATCTGAAGATTGCCTAACTAAATCATCTATGTGGTAATTACCAAGACCTTTCAAATCTTTAGAATAAGATCTTTGCTCATCCCAATTTTTTCCGTGAGGTATTGTTCCAGCGTCCCAAATTTTAGAGGAAACTCTACTTACTTTATCTTGTAAATTTATATCTGCAGCAATCTTATAAAAACTTTTCGCAGCATTACTTTCATTCTGGGACTTTCCATCAAATTCATCTTCCACAAACGTCTTTAAAAATGGATCCCATCTTCTAAGCTGACGTTTAAAAGTTGCACCAGAAAGTATTTCCGATTCTGCATTTACAGATACATTTTCATAAAAATTTATAATGTTTAAATCATATCCAGGAGGAGTCTTTCCAGTATTATTATAGATTAATTTTTTCTTTGGTTTCTGTTCCAATAAAAGATCTATTGATTTATATCTATATCCTCCAGGACAATCAGTTCCTTTTGCAACTTCATAAAATAAAAACCCAGCAAGAACTCCAGGATTTTTTGGGCATCCTTTAGTGCATAAATCTATGCAATGATGAAATACTTTTTCACTTCTACCAATAAAATTATATGGGATGATAGTAGAATCTGTTTCTATGTTTTTATTTGTTCCAAGAACATCTTTGAGTAAAGTATTAATATGATCGTGAGGAAGACCTTCAAATTTTGAAGTTGCTCTTTTATCCAATAAATGATTTTCCATCGATTCTTTTGAATAAAAATCTAGGAAAAAATTTGTATATGTATTTGATGGCGATGAAAAATGCTCCCTCTGATGTTTTCTTGCTCTAAGATGATAATCTCCAGTGTATTCTAGTTTATTATCCTTTGAGTCAGTAACAATTATTTCAGTTTTCTCTCCTGCCGTTAACGAAAATTCAGTGTCTTCTGCACTCATCTCCGATTGATTATATCCAGCATCAACAAACGATGCCTTTGCTCTCACAGTTGTATCAAATATACTTTCATATAAAACTAACTCTACATTTCTACTTCTAAAATCTTCTTCTGGTCCATAATTAGAAGTAATTATAAATTTATCAATATTAGAATAACCAGATTCTGTTCCTACATTTGCTGGCATTTTATGACCTACTTAATTGATGAATCTTACTCATTCCTCCAACCATTCCATTAAGCGAAGATTTTTCTGGAGCAACATTTCCCGTAGACTTATTTATTGCTGGAGACATTGAACCATTATTTACTGGAACTGGAACAAATATTATATTAGTTCTTACTCCAGGATGTTCATAAGAAGCAAATGATCCCACATTTGACCTATTTAGATTTGGTGATCCTATTAATCCACCACCATACTTTGTATTTGCTGCTCCCCATCTTCCTCTTGGAGTTTTCCTTGCTGCAGGTTGAGCATAAGAAGGTGGTGGAGGTAATACTGGTGCTGGTGGTGCTGGACCCAAAGGTGTTGATGGTTTTGCTGCAGTAGGTGTTGATGGTTTTGATGGTCCTTTAACTAGATCAAAGAATTTTCCAGAATCAATTGGTCTATTATTAGAATCATAGTATTCTTTGATGATAATTCCGTGTTTATTCTTTTTAATTACAACTTTACCAACACCTGGAATTGTTACTGGAGGATCTCCAGGTTTCATATCTCTTATTTTATTTTGAACTGATACAAGATCTCTTACTACTGGTTCTGATGATATATCTCGTTTCTTCTCTATTTTTTTAATGTAGTCCTTATAATTATTCGAATTTAAAAACTCATCAGGATCTTCTGTACCTTTTACACTTCCAGAGGCACCAGCCTTCCCTTTTCTTATTTCGTAATGTATTACTCCTGTTTGATGAGTTCCTTTAACTACAGGTTGTCCTGGAGATACTGTAGAACCAACCTTTATTCCAGGAAGAATTGTTGTTCCTTCAGCAATTCTTTCCGTTCTATTTAAATCCTTATTATAAATGTCCACAACATTCCCATATCCACCACCAGCATCTCCTGCAAATATAACTTCACCCCCAATTCTTGAGTAAAAAGTACCATCATCGGAAAGATCGTAATCTCTTCCAGCGTGCTCTCTTTTTCCGCCCTCTCTAGATGCTCTATATCTTTGACCAGATAAAGTAATTCCAGGTAAAGGTTTGTTCAAATTTTCCAAAAATTGTCTAGATAAATTTCCACTGTAATTAGATTCTTGTACACTAGCATCTATCTTTCCAATTTTTCCTGTTAATTTTACATCAGCAGATTGTTGAAATGAGTGTCTACCAACCGCGACTTCTCTAGTAGAAAATGGTCTACTACCTCTACTCTCAGCATTAGAAAATGCAACAGAACGAACAACATAATCCGCATCTTGTTCACTTAATCCTGATTTAATTAAATTTTCTTTAAACTTTTCTGGATCATTTCCTCCAGCACGTATTGCACTAGATAATGCAGATTTCCCAGATGATGAACTTGTGCGATGAAATGCGCCATTTTTATATGGTGAAAATTGATTTCCAGGGCCAGTACCACCCGCAAAAAGAATATCTCTTATTGTAACTTCATCTCTAGTTTTTCCACTTATATTGAATTGAGATGGTGTTGCTTTACCAGATTTAATCAAACGATACCTATTCATAATTACAGCAAGTACACCAGCTTTACCCAAATCACTTTCTCCTGCAGCCTCTGCAGCGATCATTCTACCTAAAGCATCAACATCTTCAGCACTAAATCCAGAAACATTTATAGATTCTACCGCAGGACCACCACCTCCATCACCAGCACGACGTTGATTGTCCTGAAGCATTTCATCACGACCAGTTGATGGTCTCCTTGAAATGTTATCTTGTATTTCTTTTATTGCTTGATTAATTTTCTGATTAAATGATACTTTAATAACATCAGATAATTTATTTGCATTAAAATTTTGATCACCAACATTCAAAGATCTTCCTGGAATGTTTCCACCCCTATCAAATCCATTAATAATAGATCTTATGTTTGATACTCCTTTATCAGCAGAAGTTTTTACCAAATAATCTACACTTGAAAATAAGGAATTTAAAGTTTCTGGAGTAACTTTTTGTCCAAGTGCAATATCAACAGATGCACCCATAATTCCACCAATAACAGGAATGTCTTTCAAAATTTTTGCAGTAGAGGTGAGTGCCTTATATGGATTTGGTCTATTCAATTTTTTATTCATCTCCCAGGTTCCTGCAAGACGATCACCAGCAGCATCAATTCCATTGGCAAAATCCATAGGACTTTTATATTCCGTATCTGGGAATAATATTTTAATCTTTTCCTTACCACCAACATCCTTTCCTGGTTCGGATTTTTTTGGTCTTTGTATAATGGGTCTTCTGGTTCTTTGTCCAGTAAAGGTTCTTTTTGGTTGAGCAGATCTATCAGAATTAGAAACTTGACCTCCTCTAGATTTTGTTTGAATTGATTTTTTTGGTGGATTTTTTCCAGTAAAAATTTTATCATATAGCATTCCACCTAAAGCATCTCCAGCCATTCCTCCCAGAAGTCCACCAGCAATTGCTCCAGGTGGTCCAGCAACAGCACCTAAAGCACCACCCAAGAATCCAATTAGTGATGATCCAACTGCTTTAAATGCTGCTCTTCCAAGTGGTTCTTTAAAGATAAAATAATTGATAGCAAAATCTATTAATGCACCAACTATAGGAATTCTTTTTACTACCTTACTTAAAGCACCTTTTGTGACTGATTGATTAACACCAGAACCAGTGATTCTTGGACCAGATCCAGGAAGTCTTGGCATTCTTGGAGATCCACCTCTACCTCTGGTAATAATGGGTCTTTGTCTTAATGGATTCCTTAAATCTGGTCTGCCTAATGGTCTTCCCCCAGAAGTTGTTGGTCCAACTCTTCCTGGTTTCCCTGGTTTTCCAGGTGTTCCTGGTTTCCCTGGTTTCCCACCATCACCAATATCTGTTGATAACATTCCTGCAATTAATGCAAGATTCAAAAACTTTTCAAAATTTGCCGAAAGATCATTCAGTAATTTTTCAGCATTTTCTCCACCAATATTTTTAGCAATTTCTTTTACATCTTCCCAAGCCTTAAATGCACTACTAACAAATCCAACCATACTATCAAGTATAGATCCAAATATGTTTAAAATAGTGTCTCCAATGTTTCCAATAACTTTTAGCAATCCTTCAATTTTTGGAATAAAATCTATAATTGCTGGAAGCAACTTTCCAATAAAAACCCAGAAAACAAAATTTGATAATCTAGACATAATATTATCAAACAATCCTTTTCCTGGGATTGGAAGAGAAATTCCATTCTTTTTTTCTGGAGTTTCTAACTTTTCTTCAGTCTTTTTTCTCTTATTTTGTTCTTGTAATTTCTTTTGTTCGTTGGATTTTTTAGTTTTAAATAAAGATGATTCTTTTAAAACATTTTCAATATTTCCTATTTTATTTTGTATGGATACTAATCCAGTGTCTCCACCAAATGATTTTATATTGACAGATTTCCTTGAAACTAAACTACTAGATGGTCTTACAATAATTGAAGAAGATTTTTTCTCACCAGAATCAAAATACTTTTTATAGTTTTCTTTTTTTACTACTTTAGTATCATCAACATTATCCCCTCTTCTAACCAAAGCACTTCTTGAAGAAGATCCTTTAGATCCTTTTGCTGCAGATAATACTAGATTTTTTCCTAAACCTGAAAGTATTGCTGGTAATGCCATTTTCTTATTCGAATGCTGTTATTCCTAGTAAATCTAAAATTCTTTGTCTTTCAGAAATTCCTGCTTGAGATATTGGTGAATGGAAATAGTCAGTAGATCCGCCATTTTTCATAACTGGATTTCCAACTCCTCCACCAATACCCCCCATTGGAATTGTAGAGACATTAACTTCATTCCCACCATCTATACTATATGGTTGTATTCTAGATGAATAATCTTTTGTTCTTAATCCCATTTTAGCTGCATTTGAATTAGAATCTAAATTTGCAGTCATTCTTTCCGCAAAATTTAGTATTAGAGAACCAGCTCCTTTTTCAGCAGCATCTTTTGTTATAACGTATTTAAATATCTCTTCTCCAGGTTGAACTGCGGTATTATACTCTGGTAAATATTGAGTATCTATTCCAGATATTCCGCCTCTTATATCAATTCCAGTTCTTGTTGTTACTGGGAAAATTCCTCCACCTTGAAGATAATTTAAATTTTTATAAATTTTTCTTGCTGGATGATCTATAAATTTTTCAGTTCCATATTTTTGATATAAACTATATGCTGAAGAAGATCCAGGCATCCTATCTCTTGTTCCATATAGATAATTTGGATTTCTTTTTTTACCATTTTTGGCATTATTACCAGTTATATATCGTCCATAATTTGTTGCTTCACTCAAAGGAATCTGTCCAAAATCTACAGAATCCATGTAAAGAAGTTCCGGAACAGAATTATTTTTGTATCTATTCCAATTAAATTTTCTTTTTCCGTATAATTTTTCTTGTTGTCTATTTTCCCAATCCCAAGTTGGCGGTTTCCATCCTTGTCTTGGTAGAGCACTTGAAAGACTTCTCTTCTTTCTTGGAGTTACTCTTTTTCCGTCTTTAGTTTTTCTTGTAATAGATCCACCACCCTGTTTTCTAGGAATCATTTGAGATGCTTCATGCAATATATCAGCAGGAGCACCAAGAACCCATCCAAGAGATCCTAAACCAAATTCAGAAATAGATTTTAATGATTGTAATGGATTATTTCTAATTAAAGGAATACCTAAAGATGTTTCTTTAGATTGAGATGGTTGATTTCTGTAATTAGAAGTTGATTGATTAATAGTATTTTGAAGATCTATTAATACATTTGGATCCAGTTGTGAATTATTTCCACCACCACCAACAACTCCGCCAACATCAAATTTTTGTATTATTCCACCATGAGAATAACCACCATTTGAAAACTTTATGTTTGAAGTATTAATATACTTTGGAGTTCTTCCACTAACATATTTTTTAACATCAAAACCAATATCCTTATAAATGTTTTTTTGATCCTCTGGTGTTAAAACAACTTCTCCAGGTCTTGCGGCAATTAATTGTGTATCTCTACCAGCACCTGTTATTTTTTCTCCAGTATTTGAATCTATTCCATTATATCCATGATCAACACCTACTGATCCACCACTACTATAAGACTGTGTTTTTCCAGTATTTAATCTTTCGATTTGTTCATCAATCTCTGGTCCCATTCCTTGAACATTTTTTTGGAACCAATTTAATCCTTCTTTTTGCTTTTTAAGTTGATTTATTTTTTCCTCATTAGATCCTGGAGCACTTTCAGTTTTTCTTTCCTGCTCATCAACCGTTTGAGGAAATAACATTGGTATTGCTGCACCAGCTCCGAATAAAGCAATACCAGCAGCAGCAACTTTATTTTTTGCAATAAATTTTAGTAGCCTTGGAATTGCAAATTTAGCAATTCTAAATGTCCATCTAACAACCATTCCAAGAATCATTCTTATGAACTTTCCGAATGGATTTGTAAATAATAATATGGCAGCAACTATTGCTGGAAGAAAAGTTTTTATTATTTTTTTAATAGTATTGACTTTTTCTTCGTTCTTTGGATCATTAAACCAATTCATAAGATCCATAAAAAGTTTTCCGAAGAAAACCCAACTTATAAAGTTAATCAATCTTTGAATCAAATCCTGAAAGGGTGATATTGCTACTTTTGCTGCTGCAGAAATTGCACCAATTCCTTTTTTAAATGCATTCTCTAATGCATTTTCTTTTGATTTTCTTTTAGATTTTTCACTAGACTTCCGTTCATTTTCAGATTCTTTTTTATCAAAATTTAATTGCTGGGATAAAATATTTGAAATATTATCTAATGATTTTAAAATTGGTTGATATTTATTATCGTCGTTTTTTTGTATTGGTTTTTGATTATTTTCTTTCTTTTTCTTTATTGGTGCAGAAGATCCTGGTAATAGTAATGGACTTTTTTTTGACTCACCTAGATTTTTTAAGTTACTTATAGATTCTTTTTTTATTTTTTTCTTTTCTGGTTTAAATCTTCCACCAGTTCCTTTTTTACTCTTTGCTCTTTTTAATTCTTCACGAAGAAGAATAACTTCATCAGTTGGTATATTTTTTCCTCTACTTACTTCTACTAATTTTTCTTTTACCAAAGTATAATAAGTATCATAATCCAAATCAAAAGTATCCTCAAGATTTAGCATCCTGAGGATTCTTTCATCTATTTGTTCTTTACTTGTTTTATTGCCATCCATTTGATGATTGCTTCCGTTTTGCTTTCATTTTTTCTTCTTCTTCCTCTAAATGATTTTGAAGAAGAATAACATAAATATCCCTTTCCCAAGGCATCATATTTTCAATTTCAGTCAGTGAATATTTATGATACTGCATCAACGAAAAATTTAGTCTCAGATAATTTTCAAGACTCATATGAGACATTCCTAGCCGAAAAAACTTGCAAGTCCCTCTAATGTAACTGGACTAGTTTCATTGGTAACAGGATTCGTAACTTCAAATTTATGAACAAGTTTAGGCATAGTATTAAAGAACTCTTCAATTTCTTTGAATTGGTTGGTATTAAATTGGTCCAAAAATTCCAATAATTCTTTCTTAGTTACATCAGATGATGCCCAAACTTCATCTTCAGTATAGATTTTATCAATGCATGAAGCAATCAATTCAAAAGATTGGTCGATGTTATTATTACTTGAAATATCAAAATTATTTTTAATAAATTGATCTAATGATGGATATTTCATTTCCATCATTACATTATCATCAAGTTTGATTTTATTAGTGTGATTTTCATTTTTTTCAACTTTAACATCATCAACATTTATTTTTACAGGAACTTCAGTTTCTCCATCATCTGGACAAATAATATTAACTTCGATTTCTTCACCAACAGATTTTGCTCTTATGTTAAGAAACAAATATTCAATATCAAATGTTGGTAGAGATTCTACTTTAATTCCTTTGGTTTCAATACAATTTTTAATTACGGTTTTTACTGCATTTGTAATTTGCTTACTATCTTCTGTTTCCATAGCAAGCACAAGAACCTTTTCTTCTTTAACTAGAAATGGTCTATACTTGATTGTTTGTCCAGTTGAAGGTAGTTCCAATTCATAAGTTGGAGTAACAATTTTAGGTAAAGGCATAGTTGTTGAATTTTATATTCAGTTGTTTTATTTATCAGGCAATGGTTGATGTTGGTTGATTTACTGCAGGAAGAGTAGAAGGTAACGTACCACTAGAAGGTGGATAAAAATCACCAACTGGATTCTTTCCATATCCAGAAACAAAATCCGTATTATATCCTGGAAGTAATGTTGGAGTAGATCCAGTAGATCCATTAAAACCATAAGGAGTCGCCTCTCCTTGACTAACTCCAATCTTTCTTTCGACAACATAACGAAGATAAGTAAATGATACAGTCACTTTTAATAATTGTGATTGATCATAAGAAACAGGCATACTTGTTATAGAAGTTGGGAATGCCTTAATAAATCTATATTGTAAATATTTTTTAGTTCCCGTTTTTCCTGGTATTGATAAATCGTGGTCCCTCTCAAATTTTGTAATAAAAATATCACTTCTATAAGAATCGGGAAAATTGACAGAATAGTTATAATAATTATCATTAATATTTGGAGATCCGTTATATTGTTCATTTACAATATACGCCATCCATTGTTCAAAAAACCATAAAGTTTTATAACCCTTATCTCCCTCATTTGTTGGAGCATCAATGTAAAATGTAAAGTCTGAAGTATCATCATACTGTCTTCTATAAGCATATCTTTCAGTAACTCCAGTAAAGTGATCGTTTATGTCACTTGTCAATAACGAAGATCCTGGAAGAGTTGCTTCAGAACAAGAAAGAGTTAGCAAATCTTGTAGTTCAGGAGTAAATGGCAATTCCCTTTGTTGCATCCAGTTCTTCACATCCCCTGTGCATGTTATATGACACTCATAATGAGATGTCATAGCTGGTTTCAATAATTTAGATTTTATTGATAGTTGAGCACTTCTTCTTTTTGGTGCTGGAGGATTTGTTGTAGATCCTTGAGATTGTGACGAAGTATTTGATGGAATGGGTGCTGAAGATCCTGGAGTTTGTCCAGGAGTTCCTGCCGAAGATGGAGTTATTGGTGTTCCTCCATTTTTAGTAGCTACTGGAAATTTGGATGGGTTAGAAGGTATATATGATTCACCAAAATTAAATGGATTAACATAAGACTGTTGAAATACCATTTCTATAAATACTTTTTGATTCTTATATATTATGTATGCGGGAAAAGAAATATCATCAGGGAAGATTTCATCCACAGCATCCAGAAAAATATAAAGGAGACTCAAGAAATATTGTATATCGTTCTTCTTGGGAACTCAAGTTTATGAGATACTGCGATCGTAATGATAATATTATGGAATGGGGTAGCGAAGAATTTTTTATTCCCTACCTAGATCCCACCACAAATAAAGTGCGTAGATACTTCCCAGACTTTATTATAAAAATAAAGGAAAGTAGTGGGGCAATAAAAACTTATTTGGTAGAAGTCAAACCAAAGAAGCAAACTATTACGCCAAAACAAACAAAAGGAAAGCAAAAGAAAACTTACATCAACGAAGTTCTTACATATAATAAAAATATTGCGAAGTGGAAAGCAGCACAAGAATGGTGTGAAGATCGTAGAATAGAATTCAAGATTATAACGGAAGAAGATTTATTTTAGGTTTATAAATAACTAAAAAGTTTATAAATGTCCGTTTATAGAAGTAAAGCATCCAAAGTCTCAGTTGGTGTCAATGGAACTAAATTATGGACTTATACAGAAACTAAAGTAAACAAAGATCCATCTGGAAAAGTAACTGGTGGAGAAACTACTTTATACTATTCATCTTCTCCATTTGAAGGTTATGTACCAGCAGCAGTAACAACAGATGGAGGAAATACTTGGAATTATATCAAAAAAACAGATGGAACACCAATTCTCGGTGCTGATGCACAAAGATCATTAGAAACTGGATCCCTTAAAACAGAAACTCAAAAAAATATTATTGATTCTACGACAGGTTTAAGTGTTTTAGTAGAAAGTGAACCTACTCTTAAACCAGAAGAAGTGGGACAAGTTGCTGCAAGTGCAAAAAATCAAGCAACAACAGACCCAAATGCACAAAACCCAACACCTGCATCTGGAACTGATCCAGAAAGCACTGCACAAACTTCCACACAACCAGAACCTGATGCAACACCAGCACCTGATGCAGCAATAGCATCTAAACCAGCAAGTAGTGGAAATAACTCCCCAGTTAAATCTGGAAAGCCTGCATATTATCCATTAGATATAGAAAATAATAAAAATCAAGATAGAATAAAATTTACTGCCGTAGAAATACAAGATAAAGGAGGTATAGGTGGAGAATTAACATATAAACCAGTCACCAATTCAGGTCCAGTATACTTATCAATTCAATCTCCTATAAGTGATCAAAATTCTGTTGATTGGGGCCCAGGAACAATGGGACCAATAGAAAAGGCAATGTTCAATCAGGCTTATAAAGCATTATCAAATAATGGTGGTGCATTCAAGGCTGCAACGGATGCATTAGGAGGACTCACAAATGAAATATATAAAGAATTACAGGACTTGGGCGCAGTTGGTAATGCAGCCATGGCAGCAATGGCTGCAGGAAATATCAACCTTTTCACAAGAGCAACATCGTTAGCTCTTAATCCAAATTTAGAATTATTATTCAATGCTCCTCAATTAAGACCATTTGCTTTTTCATTTTTACTTACTGCTAGATCAGAAGGTAAAGAAGTAGAAATGATCAAAAAAATAATTAAATACTTTAAATATCACATGGCAGTAAGAAATGTTAAAGGTAACTTATTCCTAAAAACTCCACATGTATTTTTTATAGATTATCAGTATGGAACTGATGAAACACATAAATCCATTAACTTAATTGCTCCAGAAAAACTTGCAACAAAAGCATGTGCATTAACGAATTTTTCTGTAGATTATACTCCTTTAGGAACATATATGACTTATAGAGATCCTGATAAAACAATGGTAGCTTATAGATTGAACATGCAGTTTATGGAAATTACTCCTGTATATCAGGGAGATTATGATGAAGGTATTGGATTAGATCACCCAATAGGTTACTAAAATGTCAAATCAATACTTCAGACAAGTTCCAAACTTTGAATACATTGATCGTAGATATGACAGTAAGAACATTGGAAACTATGCCCAAGTAAAAAATCTATTCAAAAGGGTTAAAATACGTGATGAAATATTTCAAAATCTAAATTACTTTAATAGGTATTCTATTATTGGTGATGAAAGACCAGATAATGTAGCATTTAAAATTTATGATGATGAAACTTTAGATTGGTTAGTTCTTTTGGCAAACAATATTCTTAATGTTTATGATGAATGGCCATTATCGAATGAAAGTTTTGATTCCGTTATGCTCCAAAAATATGGATCCTATGAAAAATTAAATGCAATTTCTCATTATGAAACATTAGAAGTAAAAAATTCTGTTGGTAAAATTATTACACCAGCAGGCATTAGATTATCATCAAATCTAATGCCCGATTATAGAGAAACAATTATCAATCCAGTTACTGGTGAGTATGAAGATAACCCAGATTATAATCAACTGGTTGATTACTTCATAGAATTCTATGATGAAGGTCTTAGAACTGATGTTTTAATTTCAAATGCTACAGAATCAATTTTAAATGAAATAACTTTCTTGGATGTAGAAGAAAAGAAAGAAAACATAAAAAGATTTATTTACATCCTAAAACCAAAGTATCTTGGCATTATCTATGATGATTTAAACTCTATTATGACATACAAAAAAGGTGGCACCCAATTCTTGAGTGACACCTTAAAAAGAGCAGATGATATTAGACTTTATAGTTGATCAGTCATCAACAAGACTTTGAAACTTTGCCATAATGTCATCATCATCGTCATCATCTGAACTAGAACTTAGATTATCAAGTTCCTTTTTCATAGATTCTGGAAGTTGAGAAGATTGCTTACTCTTACGATAAGATGCTTCTAGTTCTTCTACAACGTCATCTTCCTTGGTGCGCTTAGGAGTATAAGACTCATACTCTTCCTCTTCATCATGCGATGCAGACTTGGGAGCAACTTTGCCAATTCCAAGAACCATGTTCAGACGCTTTTCAAGTTCTTCATAGGTCTTGAATTGATCTGGAGCAGTGATTGCAGACAGAGAATACAGTTTATTGTAAATTGCTTCAAGTGCTTCATCATCATCAAGAAGTGCAGTTGGACGGGCAAACTCAGAGTTATCATAGTTCCAATAACCATCCTTCTTTACAATCTTCAGTTTGAAGTTTGCACCTTCCCAGAAATCAAAAGGATTGATTGGATCTTCATCATCAAACTCAGGTTGCATAGCACTCAGGATCTTATCAAAGATCTTCTTACCATACTTGAAGAGAAAGACTTTACCTTCATTCTCTGGATGTAGAGGATCTTTCACAACATAGATGTTGGAATAATAAGAGAGTTTGCGTTTCTGCTTACGCACAGTATCTTTATCTTTTTCGTTTCCACTATTCCAAAGAGTACGGTTATACTCTGTGACTGGATCTTTTTGGCCGAGAGTAGTCAGAGAGTTTTCAATATACCAACCACCAGTTCCTTGGAAACCATGAGTAAACATTTTTGCCCATGGGAGTTCATCTCCCTCTGGTGCTGGAAGAAAACGAATTACAGCATAACCAGTGCCACCCTTATCCATTTCGGGTTTCCAGAAGCGTTCATCAACACTACCTGATCCACTATTGGTTTTCTCAACTTCTTTTACCAATTTAGCAGTCAGAGATCCCAGACGGGATTGCTTCTTTAGATTTTCAAAAGACATTTGTGTTACCTCGTATTTGTACGTATTTGGCCTGTGGGGTTTGCTTTGGTGCGGATTCCCTAGCCGCATGAATGTATTGTATCAGGTATTGTCGTATCTGTCAATCTCTTCTTTCATTTTTTCCAAAAGTTTTTCCATAGTTCCAAACATTTGAGAGATGTTCATTCCCTCTTGAAGTCCCATCATTTTAGCAGAATCAAGAATACGCTCTTTCATTTCTTGTGCTTCTGGATCATCAGAAAGACTCATGCGTGTATAAAGTATTCTTTGCTTTTCTAGAAGTTTCTGTAAGAGATTTACATGATGTATCTTCTGCTCTTTATCCATTCGATAAAACTCAAATACATTTGAGTATACGTCTTCTTGCAATTCAGAAATTTCTGCAATTTCTGCTCTTACCATTTCAGAATGAAAAAAAGTCACGGTATACACTCCTTTAAAATTTTTCTATATTTGAATATATCAATATGTATAAATGGCGAATATTTTCTAATTCTCATAGATACAAATTCCCAAATAGGATCTAATAATTTTTTATCAAAGGACTTCCTAAAACTTAAAATCTTGTCCAATAAAACTAAACTTTCCAATGATACATTTCCTTGAAGATATTCTTTAAGAATTCTTGGATGAGAAGATCCTTTTATATCAAATAACTCTTCTACAGATTTATTTTCAAACAAAGAAGTCATTTCTTCTTTAAAAATATAAGTTAATGATTGACTTTTTTTCTTCCAGTTTTTATATGATTGCTCACCTTCTTTAATAATTTCACCAATCCACAAAGATTGGGGATCATTACAAGATGCAAAATTTGCTACAAAAAATTCTAAAATTTCTTCATCACTTTTTTGACGACTCATCTTTTCGAAAAAGAATCTGTCCTTACGTTTATAGAAAGATTGTAGAGAAGATCTAGTTTTTCCATTATACTTATGATAGTCATAACTATCTTTAGTAAAATGATTCTTTAGTGCTAAGTATGTTTTATAACAATTATGAGGATCCAATTTTAAAATTTTAGTCTAGCTCGTGATGTTTTTTTCAAAAAATTTAAATTAATGGCTTCACACTTTATCTTTTCCTTAAGAGGTTTTGAAATTAATTTTGGAACAGATTCCAGCTCAATCTTATTCTGATCACAAAAATGAACAATAGCATCAATATAATTCATGTCCATGTTGTCCTTCACAACCTTCTCAATTTCTTGTGCGAAGCGAGAAGGACACATAAATTTAGAATTAAATTCTTTAACCAATTCTTCTTGGTAGTCTATGCTCATTAGTTCTATTAAATTAATTGACATTGAGTTCTCATAATATTTTTTAATGTTACCAGGTTATACCATTACTGTCAAGAAGTCTTATCATCCACAAACTTCTTGATGTATTGAATTAACAAGCGAAGATATTTTTCCTTATCTCTTTCTTCATAAACTTCAACTTCACCATTTTCACATGCCATAATAATAACAAATTTTTTGACTGAGAGACCAGTCAGTTCGTGAAGCATACAAGCATAAGCACAGCACTGCACAAAGTACCCATCAATCCATTCTCTCGGTTTTGGTTTTGCTGATGTCTTGAAGTCAATGATTGCAAGTTCGTTATCAAACTCAGCGATACAATCTACAGTTCCAGCAATACCAAGATATGTACTGTAT